CATTTGTCTAAACGTTTCGTTTTCGCTTTCGTTTAAGTAGTCAGTATTGCAACTCACTTTCGTGCGCCCGTTTGAGTTGAAAGTTTTATAGGTGTGACTTGAAGTATTGAAAACTCCAAAGTCTGAAATCAAACCCCTATACTCTGAGGTTTCTATTTCGTCACTTCTCTTTTGTGCTTTGGTAAAAAATAGCGATTGAGGTAATCCGTATTTATTAATGAATACACAATTAACAACTTCATATTTACACTCCTCTTTAACTGTAAAAATTAAAGTCCTTGTTTCTTCTGCATAGGTAAACACAACCGTTAAAGTCGTAGCACTTGTATCGTAATCGTTTAAGTTTAAAGAAACGATATTGTTATAGTTAAAGTCTGTATCAAAGCTGACTGTTACTGCTGACCCGTTTACTGTTACACTCGTTAAATCTCTTGTTAAGAAATGCACTCTATTATCATAGCCTCTTAAATGGGTATGACTGTTGCCGTCTATTAATACATTCGATGTCGGTTGCGGATTGTATAAGTCCTGAAAATACCCATATCCATAAAGGCATAAATATATACCCTCTTTAGTGTAAACAATATCGTCTCCATCAAAGCAAGTAGCGTTGTAATAACTCCAACAGCTTTGGTCAAATGGAATAGGCTGAACACCTGATAAAGTATAGTTTGCGATTGTAGGCGTTATCCCCGTTTTGCTTAGTTCGTTTATATCAAAGTTAATAACCGATTGCCCTAATTGTACAACCGCCTTTGATAAAGCATAACTCGGAACGGCAGGCACTAAAGAAATATCCCCTGTGTAATTGTAAAGGTCTAATGTTGCAGTATCAAAGTTTACATTCGGGATAAGCCTAAGCGATAAAGTAGAACGTACTAAACCAATTTCAAAATCGCCAACACTCGGTAATTCAACTTCCTCTATTGTGATACTTGACTGGCTCGAAATTAAAGTAGGGAACGAAAGGTTTTCATCGTTGTCAGGTGCGAAGTCAAAATAAATAATATTAGAGGCTAACGTAATGGTTGTAAATGCATCTAACCACGCAGGTAAAGTTAATCCGTTGTAATAAGTGTAAAGATTTGATGCTGTATCCTCTTTAGTCGCTCCGATTGTTACAGTAGTTCCAATATTAACTCCTATCGTATTTGAGAATGGTGTATAAGCCACACCTAAAACCAAATTGACTGTTGGTATTGGGTTACTTAAAAATGTTATCTTAACTCGTTTTGCCATTGTTTATTATTTGTTTTAAAAACGTTTCCACGTCTAAGCCATAAGCCTCGACTATATCGTCAGGCAATCTTTTAAATCCTTTATCGAATGGGTCACTTAAAAACCTACTCGCAGGAATACCCGTGTTGAATATCGAACGCATTATATTTATTACTAATTGCTGTCTATTTGCAAACTGACCGCCTGAGCCTCTCGGTGCTATTCCTTTGCGTACAACCCATTTATCAATAGAACCTTTAAATTTTCCTTTCGGTGCTGAACCCGTCCCCATTTTGAAAGGTGAGTTCGGTGCTTTTCGTGACGACTTTGCACCTTTAACCCCTAAGTCTTGAAACTCCCCGTAATCATTTGCACTAATCGAAGCGGTAAAACTGTTTTTACTTACCTTAAAATCGTACTTCAAACTGTTATACAAAGACTTTGAAGCGTTCTTTTTACGTTTGGTAAGGTTTGCTTTCGCTTGACTAACCGTGTACTTTAAAAACGCATCTAATGCCCTCGCTGTATTTTCGTTTTTAACAGACAATTATCTCGTTATTAGGGATTACTAATTCTAAATCGGTACGCCACCCGTCCAATAAATTACTCTCTTCAAATATGATAGGTTGCAAAGTCGGTGCATTTACTAACTGTATTCCAAACTCATTATTTTGATTGGTTAAAATAGATACTAATCGGTTTAATACTGCGTGGCAAGTGTTAAGGTTGTCGAGTTCGTTATCGTTACCTAAAAACTTATCTGTTACAATCTGTTTAGATATATTACGCAAATCGACTACAGCAACTTCAAAAGTAAAATTAACGCTACCATTTAAAACACTTGAACTCGTTACCTGCAAATGAACTAAAGGAAATATATTCTTTTTATCGATGTCAGTCATTGACCTTAACCCGTGCGTAATTGTATGTACGTTTACATCCGCCTCTAAGGTGGTCTTTAAATAATCAACTACTTTATAAAATTCTCTCATTGCTTTTTGCTTGCGTTCTTAATCATTTCTTTTGTTACCTCTGCTCGGTCTTTCTCAAACTCCAACAATCGGTAAAACTTATTAATCGTATAGTCTAAAACTATCTCCTCTTCAACTTTGTTTAATTCTGCTAACGCTCTCACGCTAACATACCATCCCCACTTTTCGTTGAAGTGTTGCTCTCGTTTATTCTGCTCTCCAGAACTTTGGAATAGTCCTGCATATATTTTAGTAAGTCGTTCCCTAAATTGTAAAAAAAAACCATCGCCCCTAAGTAGTAAACACAACTCACATCGAGCATCAACTTTTCAAAGGCGTTTTCCTCTTGATAAGGCAATACATCATACAAATCATCCGCACCACGTTTAAACCAATTACGTTTGCGCTTGGTTAATGGTCTGTATAAAACCGCTAAGGCTTTATGCCACGTGTCAGGTTGTTTGATGTACTCCTCAATATGCATAAACTCGTTAGCTGTAATCTTATCCAAGTTTGGAATAAACCCAAAGTAAATACCATCGTGTTTGAATATCTTATGAAACTCCACATCGCTTTGCATAACCTCTTTTAGTAAGGTTACAATTTCGTTGTATTCTTTTTTAGGTAAAAGTTTCGGATCTGCAAACTCGCAAAGGTGGATTATAAAGTCGTCGTCGGTCTTATCGCTCTTTTCAAAGGCAATAAACTGACTCATTTTAATATCTTTTAAAGAAGTTGGTATGTTAATTTCCATACCTTAATAACAACAAAAAACCGTTTTGTTTTAACGAATGTCGTATTTGCCCTTATTGGGTTTGCCTATGTAGTTCCAAACGGCATAACCTAAAGCATCGAGTAAGTGATTGTAGTCATCGATTGGGGTTTCTGACTTCTTATCGTGCCAAACGTAGTTGTTTAATTCTTTTATTAAGTTCGTGCTTTCGGGGTCAACTACCAACTCATAATCGTTTACTAAGGCAATCCTATCAATTATCTTTGGTTTATCGATTCCTTTTATATTTAAACCTCTACTCTTTAACTCTGAAATCAGTCGAGGCTCTGCGCTATCTGCTATTATTAAGTTACGATTTCCACAGTAACGATAGTTCTCTTTGTATATCTCGGTAGTGTTTAACGATACTTTGTAAAGAAGTTCTTTAGCATAGATTACCTTTTTAGCCTTATCGATTGAAACCTGCACCAATGTAGTCGGGTCAATGCTAAAACCAAAATCCTGCCCGTAAATTGAATTCCCTAAGTCGCTAAAGTTATCAATCCGCCAATTAGAATAAACTACACCCTCAGCTTTGTTTAGCCAACCTCCTAAGATTTGATGTTTGTATTTATCGGGGTTTGTTTCTTTAATTCTTAACACCTCATTTATAAAACTTTCATCTAAGTTTGCCACGTTATCCTCGTAAGTGGTGTGAATGTAAGTAACATCGTCTTTAATTCCGTTAAATCCCTCTTGAACGCCTTTGTCCTCAAAGAAACGTTTGTATATCCAATGCTCTTTTGTTGCAGGGTTTAAGATTAGGATAATGCGGTTTTGTTTGCCCTTTTGTCTAATGGATAAGTTTATCTTATCGAAAGTCGTTTCATCTGTTAACTCTTCCGCCTCGTCTAATATCCAGGTGGTAACTCCCTGCAAAGATTTAAGGTTTGCGGTTTGGTCGCCGGAACTTGTTTTGATCCCTCTGAATATAATATCGGATTTGGATTGTTTGTTTCTAATCTCGGATTTGTTAACCTCAAAGAAGTTATTCAATTCCATTAAATCGATTTTCTCTTGAAACTCAGGGATAATTGAAAGGTGCGCACTTGTCATAGTTTGACGAGTGAATAGTATCTTATGGCCTACTTCAAACGATAAAAGGTTGGTAAATGTACCAACCCCGAAAGATTTGCTCGACCCTCTTCCACCCGTTATAATAAAATATCGAG